GTTAGCGCATCGACTGCTGTGACAACGCCGTCTCTCACGATTAGTCAGCCTGCGACTCAAACGAGTGTCAGTACGACTTCCAACGACGGGAGTGTGTCTGCTTTCGATGTGACGGCGACTCCTGCCGATGTGAGCGCATCTGTGGCGACGGGAGACGTAACACCCGTGGCTCTCGCAGAAGCCTCTCAAGTCGGCGTACAGACGGCTCTCAAGTCACCGGATATTGAGTTCATCCTGAACCGACAGCCAGCGACTCAGGTGAGTATGTCAACTGATGTACTCGATGCGACGAATACGAGGACTGAAGTTGGCGCAGAGAAGCCGTTGGCACAGGCGTCGGTTACAGAAGCGTCTGTCCCATCTGCTGAAGTAGATGCTGACAAGCCACAGGTGACTGCCTCGATGAACAGTGTCGATGTAATTGCGAGACTCGACACGTCTGGAACCATCGTTGATGTAATCGCTGTCCCGAGTGAATCCGATACACTCGCTGACCTCGTAGCAAACAGTGACAATCTTGTGACAGTATCGAGTGATGTTGATGCGTCAACTCTCCGCACCTTCATTGGACGAGGGTACGGAGATGTAACAAATGCGGATAAAATTGATACACAGTAACTATGCCACTACAAGAAAGTGAAGATACGTTTTACATCAAGCAGGGCAGTACGACACCTGCGCTTGAGGTACAGTTGACAGACGAAAATGACAACCCAATCAACCTTTCAGTAGTCGATGGTGTTGATTTCCGAATGTATGAGCCACGTACAGGAGACGTGATGCTTGAGGAATCAGCGACGATTACTGATGGCGAGAATGGGAATGTCACGTATGTCTGGAAAGATACAGATACGGATGAGGCTGGACGCTTTCGTTCAGAGTTTGTCGTTCATTACGACAGCAACTCTGCTGAAACGTTCCCCAACTTTGGGTACAGAGACGTACTCGTTTGGGGCACGAATGACGCACCGACAGGCGACAGCGTTGACACAACCTATCCGGCAGACGCAGGTGATTCCTGATGGCAGAATTTGATGCTGGTGACACTGTGGACACACCCGATGGAATTGGTGTTGTCAGTGGTGTGTTCACTCGTGAAATTCAGTGGCCTGTCTCTGAGGACGCCGACGAGGATATTCCAGTCGAAGGAAGTGAGGAGAATCCTGTGTACATCGTGGCCCTACTCCAAGGTGGAAGTCGTCCTTACCGTGAGGATGAACTGACTCCTGACGAGTTTGATTCAGCACCGGAACCTAATGTTCAGGATGTTGCTGATGATATGACACCAGCAGAGAACAGTGAACACACCGATGGTGATGACATTGTTCCCGGCGATGGACGTGACGGTTCTGACACAAATGAGCCGGGTTCTGCTGATTCAACACCAGAAGACATTGACTTCTCCGACAGTGTAGAGCAGGCGTTGGAGAACAAAGTAGCGGAACACAACGATGAGTATGGTGACGATGAGGGCAAGCGTGTCACGATGGATATGCTCAAAGCAGTGTACCGTCGTGGCGCAGGAGCCTACTCTGACAGTCACCGTGAAGGAATCACACGAAATCAGTGGGCAATGGCGCGAGTCAATGCCTTCCTAACTCTCGTTGCTGATGGTGAGCCAGAGAATCCACAGTACGTTCAGGACAACGACTTGCTTCCAGAAGAACACCCACGATACTCGGAGGGTGAGACTGAAGCAGAGGCTCTGTTCAACGATATGACAGAACTATCGTATCCTGACTGGTACGATAGGATTGATGAACCAGAGAGCCTTGAGTCCTTCCACGAGACGGCGGAGTCTGTTGTACGACTCCGCAGTGTGTCAACGCTGTCACGTCATCGGGGAACCAGTGATATGTCTTACGCTGAACTAATTGATGTTCCCGGCGTAGATGAACCCGGTGTCGGTTTCGACTCGTGGCCAGATAGTTGGCGTGAAGCAGATGAGCCAGCACGACTCATTGCCCTGAGAGCGTGGGCAAATATGGGTGGTTCTTGGAGAGGATGTTTCCGCGAGATGACAACAGAGATGACTCCGATGAGGGCACGTCGTTTCTGTAGTTCATTTAAGGACACCATCTATGGAACAGAGCAATGGCGTCAATTTTCTGACTAATCTATGGAGGCTACACAAATGGACAGAAATGTAAAGTGTCTGGCACTCTTATGTAAGAGTAGAGAGATACTGACAGGAAAGGCTACTCATATTGACACAAGAGTAAAGGAGTCACGTCCCGTATGTATCAATGCGAAGAACAGTTCACTGACTAATCACATCCCACGATTCCACTAATGGCTGACACTATTAACACAGTAACCCTCGAAGTTACCAACAAGCGAGTCAACGTTGGCGACTTGGATGAAGACGAAGGTACTACCGTTAGTGGAATCGCTCTCGGAATTGATGACGTAACAGTTGGCCAGTCAGGAAACAAGAAGTTCTGGCCTGCTGACACACTCCGAGACGCTGCTCCCACGATGGCTGGGAAGCCGATTGTCACAGACCACAACAACGACAGCGACTCTGTTGTTGGACAAGTGACAAAATCTGCCTTCAAGGACGACGTTGGTGTCATCTACGAAGGTGTTGTTTTTGATGAGAGTCTCGCTGAAAAGATTTCGCAGGGCCTACTCGAAGTTTCTATCCGTGGCTACCACGGAGACCCTGATGAGATGGAGACAACTGATGATGGTGCTGCCATCATCGACAAACTCGTCTTTGACAATCTGAGTATTGTCCCTGACGGTGCGTCTCCCAGCAACACTCTCGACGTAGGAGAACACGCTGAATTGGAGCGCAACGTTGCGTCTCTGTTCAGTGGCGACGACGTGTCAGCGATTACAGAAGAAGAACTGAATCAGGATTCTCAGGAATCCGAGGACTCTGGCGACGAGTACGTTCCATCACGAGGAGATTACGTTGGCTGGAATGAGGACTCTGATGAACTGACTCAGTTTGGACAGATTATCAGTAATCCTAATGACACTGACGAGGTAGAGGTGCTTCCATACGACGACAACGAGACTGTGTTTGTCTCCGAGGATAGAGTCAATCCGTGGCACACTGCCTCTAATTCAAAGCACGGTGAGTCTGACTCCGACTCCAGCGAGGATGAGGATGAGGATTACATCGACTTTGAGAAGTCTGCTGTGGCTCACAATGAGCGTGTTGATGAGCCGTGGAAGGAGACGACGCCTGATGCGCTTCGACAAGTCTTCACTCGTGGGATGAACCACGCTGAAGATGTTGACCCGAAGCAGAACGCGATGGCGCGACTCAATGCGTTCTTCTTCCGACTCCAGAACAAGGATACGTTTGAGGAGTACGACGAAGACGACGACTTGCTCAACGAGGAGCATCCGAAGTACAACCCTGATGCGAGTGGTGGACGTGCGACTGGCATCAATCGAAACCTCGGTGAGCAGATTAGCAATGTCGTTCCTTCGACACTTTCCGAAATCTATCGGAGTAAGCAGAAGGCAACACAGCGTGCCAAGGAACTTGGACTCGACGGCTACCACGAATTGTCCATTGGTGACAGCGTGGTTTATATGCCGGGAGAAGACCACAAGGACTTCATCCGAGAACTTGGCAAGGACTCCGGCTTCGTGAAGGACGACAGCGTTGACACAGCCGAGGCTTCTGATGATGAGGAAGCAGACGATGCGTGGATGCGAGACGACTCCCTCTCGCTCTACGATAAGATGTGTCGTGACGTTGGGGTTGATAGTGAACTCCTCGAATCAGTAGAGGAACTCAACCCTCAAGAACTTTACGATGAGTTCCACGACGCTATCAATATGGATGCTGACACGTTTGAAGAATGGAGTGAGCATCCGTGTGCTAACAAGGCATCCATCAAGCCGGTGACGGTGCGTAACAGAGTCGAGATGCTCCTCGAAACTGATGAAGGTGACTGGGGCGAGACAGAAGCCTCTGCTGCGAAGCGAGTTGTCTCCTTCATCGCACGGATGCGAGGCCAGCGTCCTGATGATGTTCAGGATGGGCCTGATGGTTGCCCAAGCAAGTGGGCAATCAGTCTGATGAATTGGGGCTACAACCCATTCGATGAACTGCCACCTGAGCCTGATGCTGAGGCAATGTTGGCTGTTCATATGCCAGACTACCGTGGCCTCGATGCTGAGGGCGACTGGAGTGGCCCTGACTTCGAGGACTTCAGAGAGCCATACAATCTGGACGACGACACGACGTGGCAGTCTCTCGATATGGAGATGCGTCGTGCCATCGGTGAACACTTCGTGTACAGTGCCAGTGGATTCCCCGCTGACAACTACACGGATATGAAGTTCCCGGTTGTTCATCCAGATGGAACACTCTCGCTTCAGGCTCTCCGTAGTGCCAAGCAGATGATAACTCGGAGTACGGTTCCCGACGAGGAGAAGCCACAACTTCGAGAGATTGTCAACGACTTGGCGAAGCGAGAGTTTGACAAGGACTGGAATGATGATGACTCCGCTGAGATGGCCTTCGACATTCCGCAAGATGATATGAAGGCGATTCAGGCAGAGGCACACAGTCTCAGTCGAAAGGCAAAGCCATCACTCAGTCAGATGAAGGAAGTGTACCGACGTGGACAGGAAGTCTACGATTCGGCTGACCCCGAGGCTGTTGATGGTGTCAGTGCCAGCGAGTTTGCGCTTGAGCGAGTGCGAGAGTACAGCACTCTGCTTGACGTAGGCTTGCCAAACGATGACAACTACACCGAGGATAACGATTTGCTCCCATCGAATCACCCTCGGAAAGAGCCAATGTCCACAGATGAACTGACTCAGATACAACCTGCTGGGTTCAGGGATGAACTTGGAATCAATGGTGAAGAACTGGGGCGCAACACAAGTGATACAACAATGACAGAAGACAATGATGAGCGCATCGAGGAACTCGAAGCGACAGTAGAGGAACTCGAATCGCGCAACGATGAACTACTCGAAGAAGTAGAGTCTGTGCGTCGAGAGTACGCGGAGGCTCTGGCTGGTGACAGTCCTTTCGATGAGGATGAACTTATCGACAAGTTCACCGTCGAGGAACTGCGCCAGAAGTACGACGAGTATGATGAGGCACAACTCGCCTCGGCTGGCCCTGCTCCCGAAGCAGGCGATGCTGGTGAGGCTGAACTGAGCAACTCCGACGAGGAAACCGAGGAGCGCATCGCTGAACTCGAAGCGAAGGCGGAGAACTACGAGTCGATGGGCTGGACGGCTGCTCTGGAGGAGACGCAGAAGGAGATTGAGGAACTCCGTAACTAAAATTCCTCGAAACTAACAGGTATATAATACAATGACGCTAACAAGCAACGACGTAATTTCGCAGGAAGCAGTGCGCGCAGAGGTTCTCGAAGCCGTTGAGGAGGAACTTGTCTTCCGACAGGCTTTCGATGAGTACGACGCAACCGACATTAACTCTGGCTCTGTCCAGATTCCGGTTGAGGCAGGAGACCTTGGTGAGACGGCGACGGTTGCTGAGGGCAGTGAGGTTGCCTCTCGGAACGCCGAAGGCATCAGCAAGGTTACAGTTAACACCGAGAAGTATATGGCTGAGGCTGCCATCACTCGGGAAGCCATCGAGGACTCCATCCTTGGTGAGATTGAGCGACAGGTTGAGGCTCACCGTAACAGCCTGATGGAAGCACTTGACGGTGCTGCCTACGATGAACTCAACGCTGGTATCACTCGAAGCGCAGTTGGTGACGCTGGCGGAACGATGGACTACGATACTGTCATCGACGCGATGACGGCTCTCGAAGGAGACGGTTACTCGCCTGACCTGCTCATCGTTTCGGCTGAGTCGAAGGGAGACCTTCTCAAGAGTGCGGAGTTCACTCGTGCCTCCGAGATGGGTGACGAGGTTGTAATGAATGGCCAGTTTGGTGAAGTTGCTGGTATCCCGGTTGCCGTCTCCAACGTTGGAGACCTCGGTGCTGGTGAAGGCTTCATCGTTGACACTGACCAGTACGGTGTCGAGGTTGTGCGCTCTGAGGCAGAGGCACGCGAATACGAGGAGGAGAGCCAAGACCAGTTGGTTGTCCAGATTCGCACCCGTCGTGGTTACAAGACCCTTCGTGGTGACGCTGCTGCGAAGATTACGGCGTAAGCCTGACTTCGTAGCCCTCGGCTAAAACCAAACCTTTACAATTATGGCACGAATAGAACCAGAAGACATTGAGGAAGTCCTCGACATAGACTTACCTCCATCGGATGTTCAGTCCTTTATCGATGATGCTCACCGCATCATTCAACGTCGGTGTGCGCCGTATGCCTCCGACAAGGATGAGGCTGACCTTGCGATGACTGAGGTATATCTCGGGGCACACTTACTCACAAGTAAGTCTCCACAGATTCAAAGCACATCTGCCGAGGGATTAAGTGCCAGTTATGCTGTCAGCGAAGACGACTATTGGCATAAAGCACTACTCGCAGACCCGACTGGAAGACTCGCACGTCCTGACGGATGGAACGTGTTCAGCACTCATAACGAGGCGTAATCACTATGACGGTTCAGCACCCATTTGAGGCGATGCTTGCCGAGGAAGATAGTGACAACGTTGCTGAACCAGATAGGCCAACCGTTTTTGTCAGTGCGCCGACACCGGCTCACGAGACAGAACTTGGCCCCATCCTCGAAAAACTGTATCAGCGATTCTATGAGACGGCTGACTTCGTTGACCCTGCCAGCCTTCACGAAGGAGGTGGCGGTGGTGGCGACAGTCTTGTCGATATTGACAAAAGTCGATACTGGAACAGTGATGGGACGTTCAACGAGAAAGAATGGGGACAGGCTCACGCACGAAAGAAGAATGACAGTTTCATCATCGACGTAATTCGCGGTGACGTTGACGATGCGCTGGGATTCGACGGATTCGCAGAACGATTCCTCGACATAGCAGTTGAGGCTGCCGATGAACTGATAGAGATTAATCCACTTCTCTTTGACGTGGAACCATCTCTGACACCAAACCTCATCGACTTCGTTGGCCCTGTCCCAATTGTCAGTCCACCGTTTGTGGACGTTGAGTTTGAGCCAATTGAGATTGACCCGATTGGCGCAATCCTTGAGTTTGTCAAGGAAATGATATTCCAGTCCATTCGCACAGTAGCCGACGTAGTTCTCGTGGCACGGAAAGAAGGCCACAATATGTTTGGCTCTGCGATGGAAGTGAAAGAAGCGAAGGACAACAACCTTCCAGTAGCCGTGTATGACCACTCGGCAGATGAAGACGGGAATCCGATTCCCGTGATGCTTGACCAACACGCTGACTACGTTACCAATAATATCAATTGGGCGACAGCGTGGCTTGTGGAGGAAGCGAAGAATCGTGACGAAAATGATGTTCAGCGTCTCGACGGAAACGACGAGGACGTTCCAGCAATGAGTAGCCCAAAACCAGAACAAGACGTTGAGGTGACAGAATGATTATGGATAGCACTCGCACGAGTACCGTCGATGTGGCTGAACACAATGGAGATATTCGTATCTACGAAATTGCGAATGTCGAGAACTGGATTCAGTCTGACACATCAGTTGAAGACGTTCTTGATGAGAACGACTCGCATCCAGTTGCCGGAGTTGTGAACGAATTGGATACAACAGTTGACACAGGCGACGGCGTTGACACAGCAGGTGATGATGATGGTACGTGACGTTGGCCCTAACTTCCACCGAAAATCAGACAGTGGACTTGAGCGAGTATTCGACAGGTTCTCTGAGGAAGTTGTGTTCATCGCCATCGACAGAACAAGTGGTGAGATTGATGACACCTTCAGTCGAGAAGGAATTGTCAACTTCCAGAACCGTCGTGGTGAGGACATATCAGTCGTCTATGATGAACGATTCTCGGCACGAATCAAGGTGAAGCGTGAGCGAATCCCTGATGAAATCGTGACGAATAATACGGCTGACAATCCTGACCAAATCTACGTCCCTCGGCTTGGTGTGTACTTCCAGTTTGAGGGAGAAGCGGTTCAGAACTTGTTCAACACGCTGAACGCAATTCCGTTAGACCAACCGACTGTGACAATCGACTGACATATCCTTACCCCACGAAAGATGGTTGATGTTGCTATACTCGCCGTCCTCTTGACAGCGTTCCTTGCGTTGCTTGGATGGATTGGCAAACGGTTATATAATAAGTACAGACGCCTCACAGACAGACTGGAAGAAGTAGAGGAGAAATCTGACACGATGATGACAGTGATGTTTGGGAGAGAAATTGACGAGAATGATGAAGGCTTCAC